CAGGCTACATCGCCGGTCGCTCAGGAGAGAAGATCATGGAGAAGTACAAAAAGAAGCCCAGCGATTAAACTGGGCCACATAACAACAACACCTTTTAGCCACCTTCGGGTGGCTTTTTTATATGTGTTCTTTTATTGCCTTGTAAGTCTGAATCTGGTTTGTCTCTAGCATGGCTACAGCGTTGTCAAAGTTCTCGTTAGTTTCTGCCAGAAGCCTTGCGTTGTCGATAGCCCGAGTCTTAGTCTGCCGAGCGTATTTGCTGTTAAGTAGTTCGTAAGCAGCGATGGTCGGCTCTTCGTTGTCGATGGCTTCCAGCATCCCCTTGAAAGACATCAGACCACCGATGCCAATGTTGAATCCTAGATCAATCAAAACCGTCTGCTGATCCTTGCTACACTGAGGCCACATGGCAAGTTGGGCATTAAGTTCCTCGGCTACCTTCTCCAAGTCTGCCCTCATCAGTCGCTCTGCCCAATCCTCGGCATCCTTCTTTGACTTCCAGTTGACTCGGTTGAACAGCGCACGAACCTCATTAACTGTGAGCGGATTGTCCTCGATGTTTCGACCGTATCCAATAGTCACCTTGCCAACAGTGTCAAAGTAAGGCTTGTCTCGGAACCCTTCGTGCTTCTTGACACGCTCAACCATCTTATCCGTTATAGCCATATTCCTGCTCCATCAACAGTTCAATGTAATGCTTGGCCTTTTTCAAGTCCTCTAGGCCGTTCTTGTACCGCCAGCGAGTAATATATTTAACTACGTTGCCTGAGAAAAAGTCCATGTCATTAGCGTGGATGTACTCAATAGGCTGGATGTCTCCTTGCCTGTAATGCTCACCACCAATCTGCTGTGACAGCGGCTTAGTTAAATCGTGAACAATAGCATCATCGTAAAGGTCAAGTTCTTCTGCTTGTCTCACCATTTCTTCTAGTGCTTCTTCTTGCTCATCGCGAAGATCAAAGTTTTCTGTTTGTTGGCTATCCACTCCACGGGCCTTTAGGCGCTTATCCGCTAGGGCATCCCAATCTGCTGGCGTAGCGTCATCAATGCAGATGCGGTTGTAATCCCTCGGCACAGTGTCGTAATCATCAAAGTCGTCAATCAACTCATTCTCCCAATCGCTCTGTGTCTGTCTTTTTAACTCGTCAAGTATACTGAAACTATACATAAACTTATCATCGGTGTGCAGTTGAGACATTGTTCATACTCCTGTGCTTCCGAACCCTCGAACGCCTCTGTGTGTCCTCCCTAGTTCGCTGACTACCTGCAACTGAGTTGCCTCATAACGCTGTACGACTAACTGAGCAATCCGCATCCCAATGTCAACCTCAAACGGCTTATCACTGTGGTTTGCTAGAACAGCAGCAATGCCGCCTCGATAGTCAGAGTCAACGACGCCAGCTAGGACATCAATGCCATGCTTGACAGACAGTCCACTACGGGGCCAGATAAACCCTACATGGTCAGCGGGGATGGCTACCGCGATTCCTGTCTCGACAGCAAGCCACTTGCCGGGTCGGACAGAGACGTTTTCAGCAGAGTACAAATCCCACCCAGCAGCACCGGGTGTAGCCTTGGTCGGCACTATAGCCTCTGGCAGTAACAATTTTACATCTAACATCTTACCCTAACACTCCAATTCCTAGCGAGTATGTTTTAGTACCTAGCGAAATACTTACCTCTAAGCCAACAGTTCCGCCATGTATTAAAATGCCGTAGCTCTCTGGTAGGCTGGGATGGGACGATGCCTCTGCCATAAGCAGACAACGCCCGTTGCTAAACTCTCCCAGAATAAAGCCCATGTTCCATATAAAGCTGTTCTTGCTTGATACGTCTTTCCAAGTGTGTAGCCAATTCATACATACCCCCACACGGCAAACTCTAGTCCTACACTGCGAATCTTGACGTTGACTCTAAGTAAGGCGTCCCCGCCAAACTGAATGCCTAGACAAGAATACTTAGACATCTTTGACTGGTCAATCTCAAAATGAACTAAGGCTTTCTCTTTAATACAAAGCAAACTTAGGTAAGCACATCGGTAAAACACAACATGCTCAAGTGCTGGGTCAAGGTCATAGTCACTAACAGCGTTAGTCCCGTAGTCAATCAATTTCACCCCTGCTCTCCTTTATGCTCTGAAGCTTATAAACAGTTAGTATGCGGTAGAGCGCATAATATTAAAGTCCCATCAACCCTGCAAGTCCGTGATTAGCAATGGCATTAGTAATGATAGCTAGGCAAGTAAGGAAGTGGAGGATGATCCAGAAAGTACGGATCAGAGCCACCACATCTGCCTTACGGCTATCAGAGTATTCCTTGCTGCCTATGGCCTTGCACCAATACTCCCAAGCTGTTCTCATGCTACGTCACTTCACAACCCGATGGCCCGCAAGCAATCTCGCCTGTTAGGTCTGTATTGTCCTCTGTCTCCTTAACCTGTGTCAAGTCAATTTCATCAAGGGCAGATTCCATGATCTCATACTGCTCCTTCGTGATGTCCTCAAACGGTGCCTGCTTGTAGGTACCACCCATGTAGGGCAGGACAGAGATACCGTTAAAGTGATTGCGGTTCTTCCACATCCACTCACCGACCTGATCCCACTCGTCATCTTTTACTGAGACAGTCACAGAGACGTTGTGAGAGTTCTGTCCGTCACGGTGGCCTGCTCGCACCCACCCTGCGTTAAATCGGCTAACACGCTTGAGCAATTCCATCGGGCTTTCATGCCGAAGGATAGCGCCCTCCGGGGCTGCCTGTGGAATCTCGATCACAGCCTGATCGTTAGGACGGAAGTATTCATCCTCTACCAGAGCAGGGTGATTCTCTGCTAGGTATCCGTAGATAGCCTCATCCTTACCCACCCGCATACGGCGAATGTAGTAATCGTTGTGCCAAGCGTGAATGCCTGAGCTAGACCCTAGCACAAGGCTACTGGTTCCTGACGGCTTAATCGTCGTGGTACGCGCTGCCTCATTGATGCCTAGCTTCTTAGCCACCCGTGCGTTCTCATCTAGTACAGCCTGAGTCGCTTGCTCCAAGTCAAGATCGAGTACTGCACCAGAGGCAATGCCTGTCATGCCTACACCGATCAAGGCATCCTTCTCCGTAGTGTCTCGCCACACATCACGTAGATAGTGAAAGTCAGTGTACCCAGCCTGCAAAGTGCCAATGAATGCTGCCGCAGCGGCTCGCTCATTCAAGTCCTGTTGGTCTGTTACGTTGCTTACGTTAAGCTCACACAGGTTACAAAATTGATATGGCCTGAGGCCGATCTCTGCACCTTCACACTGCGAGTAATCATCAATGCTTCTCGCTGTGCGCTGGACTGTCGCATACATCAAACGTGTTTCCAAGTTTTACCAGATCGAATGAACGATATGACATAGGGTTTTACTCCAAACATCTCTGCAATCTCTTTGTCAGAAAAGCCGTTTGGTATAAGCTCGTATCTCGCTTCCCTTACTTGGGATTCTTTCAACTTAGCTTTACCGTTCTTCTCGCCAACAGACCAATCCTTCCTAGAGTCCTTATCTCTTTCCCAGATTTCTTTGGCCCGTTGGCTTCTGGCCTCTCTGCTGTCCTTAGCGGCAATACCCGCCTTGGTTGCTAGAGATGTAGCCTCGCTATGTTTTAGGCTGTTCTCAGGGTTATCGTACCACTCCGGCTCAACTCCAATCTCACCGCCTTTTTGCAAGTTCCACCCAATGTTCTGCTCTGGGCGGTATTTTGCTTCCACTTCCAACGCACCTTCTAAAGTCTCGGCTTGATCGACAACTTCAATCACCAAATTGTCAAATCCGTATGCCTTGACAGCATCAGTCAGTGGCGTTTTCCTGCGGTTCTTCTTGTGAGCCTTCATGCGGTTCTCAAAGTCCCGAGTAATTCCTACATAGCCTTGGCTATATATGTCTTTGTGTTCACTCCTTCTTATCCAGTATATCTTGTACATTCGATGCCCGCCTCGCTCAGTCTCTCACGCTGCCCAGCATTATACATGCCTGCTTGCGCCCTGTCGATCCATTGCGATCTTCCAAGTCAATCAGAGGCGGTTTTACATCCGCATACATTTTACGGATTTGTACCCCAGTCTTTATCGTTGCTGAATAGCACACCCGGCTCGCCTGACTCAGACGCCACGATCTTGTCCCACAATTCATCGAAGTCTCGGCGGCTAACTTTGTGGCGCAGGATAACAGCAGAGTTGTTGGCGCGGCCTCGGTGTGGGCTATGCTCCCACCAGCTGCCGTGTTTTGCAGTCAGCATCTCTTCATCGTCCATGCTAAACAGACTAATCAGAGCAGCACGGCGAATACCGCCAGCAAGCACAGCGTCAGCAATATAGCACATTATGTCATGCACCTGAATTGGCTGTAGCTGAACGCCTCGCCCTGATTCCTCTAGCGCAGTGTCAAACACCTTCTCAATGTTGTGCAGACAGTCTTTGAGTGGCTGTGGGCCGGGGGCCTTACCACCTGAAGTCACTAACATTGCACCCTTGGGGCGAATGTCAGAGAAGTCAAACACGGGACGTGGCTTGCCGTAGAAGTAAGCCTCGCACAGAATCTTTACTGCGTCTGCCCATCCTTCGATACTGTCACCGACTAGGAACCGCTTGCGCTTCTTCAGCGGCCCGACAACAGCAGGTAACTCTGAGACGTGGTGGCGCTGCACTGAGTAGCCTACGCCTGTACCACCTAACAGAAGAAACATGGCCTCTGCAAAGCTGTCTGGGTGATCTACTGGCATATAAGCACAGTTAAAGATACGGTTCGGGCTGTTCTGGATGGGTTTGCCACCGAACTGCAAAGACCGCATGGAAGGTAGAACCTTCTTAGTCAGCACAAAGTTTTTGTAGACTTCCTGAATCTCTTTCTTGAGCTTGGGGTACTTGTTGATATGCATAGCCATGTTACGCTCAACAAGCTCTTCCCAAGTCTCTCGGCGTCCGATCTCTGGCACGAACTTCGCGTACTTAGTAAACGTCACGATGTCGCTGAGAATCTGTGCCGACTTCGTTGTAATTGCGCTTTCAGTCATTAAAGTTGCCTCCGTAATAGTCAATCAGTGTCTTGAATGCTTCCTTCAAAGCATTTTCTGTTTCTTCAGAATCTAGCCCTTCTGTTTCGCAGACGATTCTGTAATCTTCTTGAAGACAGTCAAGAGTAACTTCTTGCCTGATGTCAAATGACAACGGGATATGTATATTGCCGTGTTCATCAGTCTCTACTGTTGCTTTCATGTTAGTTCCTTTCACTTTATGAAAGTTTCTCGAATCCGATGTCAGTGGAGAACCAAATTTCAGAAACCTCTGCCTCTTCCAGTGCCAAGCGGCAGATTGCGCAAGGGCGGCTGTTACGCAACTCTCCTCGCTTGTTGATCCGTGCCACCACTACTGTCTCAATGTCATCCCTAGCCCGAATCAATGCCGCTATCTCGGCGTGAAGGCTCACCTTCTGCTCTTTCCCCGTTCTTTTGGCATACTCTGCCTGAAGTGGGTGAGTCTTGCGAGAGTTGGTAGCGTGACTAACAATCTGCCCTCGCTTGTCCAAACAGATGGCTGCGTGTCTAAACTTTGCTTCGCTGTGCTTAGCGTAGTCGATGACCTTATCAATGTAGTCCTCTCTAAGTTCTTCCATACCTAGTGTACCTCACTGGTCAGGTACTCCTCAATCATTTTCTGTGTGACAAGCACAAGCACTTGCCCGGTCGTGTAGTCTTGCTCAGCGGTAAGTTCATTTTCCATCGTTGTGGTAAACAACATAGAACGGTAAGCGCCTTCGCCTGTCTCAGGGTTTTCGTAGAACTCAATAGACCCGGCCAGTTCATAGCCCATGGCCTCAAAGTCTGGGTTAAAATCTATATCAAATTCTTCGTTATCGTTAATCATAGGTAGTTCCTTTTCAAATAATCAAGAGACAAGGGCATGCCGCAATAAAAGCCGTTCCTTACCTCGTTCTTCACCATTACACCGTCAAACCGCGCATTACCCTGAGGCCCGAGGTAGTCCTCGTCATGCTCGTAGCAGGTGCCCCATACCAGACCCAGCTTTGCCCTACCTAGAGCGTCGTGGATCATGCCGTGCTGGTAAATCTGCTGGTGCCCCTGACTAAAGCTCTGCCCAACCTTCTGTAGCCTGTTCTCAATGTTTCCCGACAAGGGGTTCTTAGTCAGAGACAGCGGGTTAACAAAGTAGTGGCTGTACAGAATGCCGTCGATCTCCACAATGTCTAGGAAGTCGTGCGTCTCCCACCCGAACTTGTCTAACTCTAGACTGTGGTAGCCAACCGTGCCTTGCAGCCTTGGGTCTTTATGTACGGCTCTAGCGATCCGGTGTTCGTGGTTGCCAAGGCAAAACACTAGCCTCGGGTCATACTTTTTCTTCTTGTTAATTGTTCTGCGCTGCTGGTACTTGCGCAGAGGCCCAAGCAGCTTCTTCATGCCCTCTAGACCGGCCTCCACATCATCCGCATAAGTCTTGTCGTGGAAGTATGCGCTGCTCCTGTCCTCATAAGCTGACAAACTAGCCATATCCCAATGGTCGCCAATGTGAATAACCACGTCTGGCTGCATGTCCACAATCAAATTGCCGATAGCTTTCAGGTAAGTTTTATCTGTCTCCGGCTTACAGTGTATGTCAGGGATAAACAGGTGTCGCTTGGTTTTCTCATTCAATCCAATCACTTGGTACTACCTCGCCTACATGGTAAACAAATCCGTTTCTCTCACACCATTCAGAATATCTTGTGGCCTTCTTCTTTGTCAACCAGTTGTCGGCTTGAAACAGCATCCTAATGTCTAAGTCCGGGTTGCAACGCCTCACGGCCAGCATCTTAGTTCTCATTTCCCCGGTAAACTTACCTTTGATCTCGATCACAATGCCGTTGCCAAGTACAATGTCCGGTGTGTAGTTACGCTCTTTCAAAACAACCTTGTGTCCACAGTTGGCACAGTACGCTGGCTTGACCTCCGTTGTGTAGCTTAGTTGGTACGGTTCATAATCAAACGGGATATTACGGTTTCTTAAATTGTTACAAACTCTTCGCTCTAACTGTGATCTGTATTTAGGATCAGTTTTCGGTCTCGCCACTCCCACCTCCGTAGGCTTGGTTGTAATCAAAGAACGGCCACCAGATGTTGTGTCTTTTGGCTTCGTTCCTAAAAAACGCCAAGTCCCTCTTCAGTTTAAGATTCTCTTCTTTCAGCCTCTCAATCTCTAGCTCCATCATAGTAATCGTTGAAGGCATCAGCCATTTGGTTAGTCGTCGAGTTGCGTTCATAAAGTTCTACCTCTATAGCCTCCATCAAGTCCTCTAGAATTTTAGTCTCAATCTCGTCATCCTCCGTGTATCCAAAAATAGCAAGTTCATAGATTTGATCTAGAATAGGTCCATCTTTCATACCTCTGGTGGCTCCCATCTGTCGTTGTCGTGTCTAAGTAAATGCAACAGCGTACAGTTTGTGTGCATCCGCGTTTTAATCTCTTCAGGGGTCATGTCCTCCTTTCCTATTACCTCAAGATACTTGTCTAGGCAGACTTGGTAATACTCCTCAGCAGTCTCGCAGCCTGCAATAGTCTTCTCTGCGATCTTAGGTCCGACCCGGTGCAGGCCGGGGATATTATCTGCGTTGTCTCCAGTCAACACTGACATCCAGTAGTTCCACAAAGCGTCAGACGGTGACAAGTAGTAGCTTTTAGCCTCTCTGTTGTGAGTCTGCCATCGGTAGTGACACCCCGGTACGGTGTCCAAGTCCTTATCAATGGAGCAGATAACTACGTCGCCTTCTTCAAACCGCTGCCACCCGATAGCAGATACTTCGTCGTCAGCTTCCCAACCCTCGCGGCTAACCTTTGCGTTCCATGAATGGATCAAATGGTCCCTTACGGTCTGATAATGGAACGGCTTAACAAAGTTCCTACGGTTCTCCTTGTAGTTAGGGTCTACGCTCTTGCGAAAGTTAGCAGAAGAGTCGGGGTGAGTCAGCCAAACCTCAATAGAGTCAGGCTGCAAGTCAGCCTTGATGTTTTCAATGATAAAGTCAGCACTCTGCTTGGCCTCGTCATTTGACAGCGGGTAAGGCTCAACCGTGTCCCCAGCGTGGATCGCCGCTTCCTTTGCCTCTGCCTTTAGTGGGTAGACGTTGCACAGGTTACCCTCGTCGTCAAACACTGCCCAATCTTGAGCAGCAAACGCGGCTGCGTACACAATGCTGTCAGCGTCGATAACTGCCAAGATACTCATATACTTCATCCTTCAAAAATTGCTGTTTCTGCTTTTTCCTAGAAGGCCCGTTAAGATTTTTCTTAGCTGCCTTTTCTTCTGGTGCCACCCAGTCTGGAGTCTTTCGCTTTGTTTTACTCATAGCTTCACGAACTTGTAAGGTTTTCTTAATAGTTGGCCGGGCTGGGGGGAGTCGAACCCCCATGTGTCCAGTTACCCTTTCTCCGGATTAGAAGTCCGAGGGGATACAGCCCGCTCATAATTCTTTAACCATTTCCTAATACAATTATCGCTTACTCCATATTCTCTTCCAACAGACAAAAAACTATTGTTCTTTAACTTTTGTGTTAACTCTTTCTTGCTCGGCCTGTTTTTTACTTTTCTCCTTCCTATAAGTCTGCATTCGTTAGAACAATACTGCTTATATTTATGTTCAGCCCCGCAAACTTTGCATTCTGACAGCGGTTTTAATTGATCCAAACTTTCTATTTTGTGCAGCCTTGCGTGTTCAGAGCAAGACATTACTTCCAAGTTGCTATGGTTGTTGTTGCATTTGTCCTTATCTTTATGATGAACCACTTCTTGTGGGCATAACCACCTTCCTAGCATTACAGACGCTTCATGTCTGTGTTCGTATACTTTGCCGTTTTTGTCGGACAAAGGGTGGCTAGGATCAAGATAATACTTGTAGCCAAGAGTTTTATCTTTTTTGGCTTCTTTATCAAGTTTGTAATCTTTTGGAACCATAGCCACTACCTCTATCCGATTGAGCTACCGGGGCCGTTGCACATCAGAACGGGATTTCGTCGTCAAAGTCGCCGCTGTCATCCTCAGCCTGCTGATGGGCCTGCTGATTCTTGACCTCGTTTTCCTGCTGCTGGCGCGTCTCGTCCTCGGTAATACCGTACTTAGCGTAAGGCATCAGGTAGTCGTTAGCAAGGCGCACAACGTCCGCTGCTGCCTGATCTAGATCGCTCTTGCTAGTCAGTGTGCCCGCGACAATCTGTGCAGCGTAGCCCATCGCTGACTGTCGCATGATAGAGTCCTGACGATCATCACTCACCGATGCAGAACTACCAGAAGAAACACCCCCGCTGCGAGGAGCATTGCTATTTGCCACACCTCCATTAGAACCACCCCCAGCTTGCTTAACCGTTACATCTGCCGCTTTGACGTTATTGTAAGTGCGACCGTTACGCTCCACAGTCTCGCACACAGCCTCGATAACGTCGCCTTCGGCCAACTGGTGCCACTCACCGTTCCGCTTGACGTTAGCAACAGGCTTTTTCTTCTTGCCCATGCCGTACCAGTTACCATCGACATTAATGTTGACAGCAAACTGATTGCCGTACTGGTCAGCCTCGCCAAAGTCCTTGACGTAAATCTTGTCGATCTTGCCCTGAATAATCTGCTTACTCATTTTATTTGTCCTCAATGTTCAGGTTTTTGTTTATCCGGTTAATAAACAACGTGGTATCGCCTACCCGAGATTGAGCAGCAAAAATTTTCTCCGCCACCCTAGACATAACCGGAGTTTCCGATAAGCAGTTTACACCTTGCGGTATTGTTGTACACATCACTCCCGAAAGATTTTCCTCAAGAAGCACAAGTTCAGCATCCAAGACATCAAGAGACTCGTGCAAGCTCTTGATCTGCTCTTCAATGCTGCTATCCGGCACTTCAACTGCTTGGGGGTTTTTAGGTGTCATTCCAATTTCATTCATTCCGAGTCTCCATTTTCCATAAACAGTTTGGTGACAACCTCTTTCACAGCTTCCCACTGTTCAAATCCCAAAGACATCTCACCGCCATAGCCTGTTGCAACACAAACCTGCTTTAAGTCATTATCATATTCAACATCAATATGATCTTGGATATCACTGTCTTCATTTGTGATCAAGTATGCTCTAGTGTATACTCTCATTTCTATCTCCATCAATGTGTTTCTGCCCAAGTCTCGCCTGATTGCACTTCACCTGCAAGCGGACATCTCAACTGCAAAAACTCCGTTGTCTTCTCAAATGCCCACTCTACACACCTAGTGTACTCCTTTATATCGTGGATTGCAACCTCTGCCTGCACTTCATCGTGTATATTTCCTACAAATGTAACATCCAACTCTTTAGCCTTTACTTGCTTGTCGATAAAACACAGCACCACCTTCATGGCAATGCCACCACCTGACTGAAAAAGATAGTTAAGGGCTTTATGTTTCATTAGCTTACCGTCCGAATCACGGCGCATCCAAACCTTGCGGCCATCAAGGCCAATCAAATAACCACGCCCTGCGGCCTTTTCTACCTTTGGCTTTAAAGTAGAGATGCCCGGAAATACCGACTCCACGGCCTCAATGATGGACTTTCCTCGGGCTTCAGATAGATTAAGGATTGTCGCAACCTTGCGAGCACTAGCGCCGTACACAGTAGAGTAGACACAAGACTTTGCCTCATCTCGTGTCTCCACACCGAACTGCCGACAAGCGTCCAGAACTCGCGTGTGTGGATCAGTGCCTTTGGATTTATCACCGTTGATAAGCGCATCGGTAAACGCCTCGCTGTTAATGTAATGCGCCGCAATACGCAACTCTAGCCCTTCCGCATCAAAGCCTACTAGTTTGTAACCCTCGCCTCGGTGGGTAAACAGGCTTCGCATCTCAGTGCCGAAGAAAACGTCAGGACTGGCTTTAGGCACGTTGGCCACGATCTTGTGCGTCATACGCCCAGTGTTGGTGCCATTTGGGTTAGCACATGCTGGCACTCTGCCGTCTAGTCTGCAAGCCTCGATCCAACCTTTGATTTGATTACTACGATGGGTCAGCTTGGTATAGTGGGCAAGTGTGTGCCCAATGTCCGATTGCTCCATCTTCTCCAAATTAGGACAAGGCTCACCGTCAGGCTTGATCTTAGGAATGCCTGTGCTGCTGTACTGGGTCGGCACCCAGCCTAGCTGCACTAGACGCTGTGCAACCTTTTGGTGCTGGCTCAGTTCGATGGGGTGCCACTCTATGCGAGTAAAGGGACCGCCTACGTCGCCGTACTCGGCTGCGATCTTGGTCAGCGAGCCATCCTTCTTGAAAGGTGCCTTGATCTCAGACTTACGTTCATAGTAGCAGCCCATCGTTGCCTTGATCTGCTCATATATCTCAGCAGCCTCGGCGTCTAGCTGTTCAACGTAAGCCTTAGCCTGTTCGATACGGAAAGGCCAGCCAGCACGTTCCTGACGCGCAATGATCTCCGCGACCTTGTGCTCGATCCTAGCTGGCGTTTTCCAGTTTACTTTCATGGTCTTTTGCTCAGTTTAACTTAGCGTTTTGGAGGTTTGGCAAACTAACCCTGCTCTCCTTTTGCCTTAGCAATCACCTCATCAACAAACCGCTGATTAACTTTACCCTCTCGTGTAGTTCGTAGATACTCTATCACATCCAGCAGCTCCCACTTTACCTCTGGCGACGCCCACCCCTGAGCCTTTAACCACTTGCGAGTTTCCCGTTGTTTCAGGCTCATAATGGTGTAGTTCACCTTTTGATATATCCCATCTGGCCCATCAATCCCGTCCTGAAGGTGTAAGTCGCCATTTTCGACGATCTTGCCGTTTACCCACGGGCGGATGATTTCCTCACTCATCCCCGCTCTCCTTCTCCAGCCGTATCTGGCTTGGCTTTGGCGCTTTTATCAATGGCTCTTTCATCGCCTGTTCAAGCGCCCCAATTTTTGCTTTCATCATTCCGATGTCGTTTGTAATCATCTGCACCGGGAAATGCGTCACCATTTCGTTATCTGTATCAAAGAACACTCGACAGATTTCGTAGCACTCCTCATGAACAGAGTGCTCAGAATGGTCAACGACCCGGTATTCCCAATGTCCGCTAATTTCCTCGCTCACCCCTGCTCTCCTTTACGTCGGTCGATCTCTGTCTCTAGCTCTTCTACCTCATGGCGAAGAGTCTCAATCTTATCATGCTCTTCGTCATCAAACATTTGATCCTCAACCGCAGCCTCGTAATCTTTAACTGCTTCCTCATACCACTCTAGCAACTGTTCCATCGTATACTCTCGCATCTCTATTCTCCTGTAGTATTTACTTCATGTTTGACATGTGGTTCTCTATCTTGGCTCGCCCTAAGAACTGCTGCAACTCTTTAAGTTTGAACTCAGCTCCTTGCAGAAGTCGGCTTTCTTCCGAGGAACAATTTTCACCTTTCGCTTTTCTGTATGCTAAAACATCCTCTTCCAAACTCATAGCTCGGTTAAACATTTCGCTGTATTTTTCATTGTCGCCGTTCATCTCTAGTCTCCTTCTCAGTTATCCATCTCTTTGAGCAGATGCTTGTAAACCTGCTCAGTAACCTCAACATCCTGTACACAATAGTCTAGCATCTCTTCGTTATACTCGTCAAAAGCCTGTTCCTGCTTACCGTAGTCGCCTTTGTAGATTCCTACTCGATAACCCCAAGCCTGTAGACTGTGCGGCCCTACCTTCTGTGGCAGTCCTTCTGGGCGCTCACGGTCAGGGTTCAGAAGCCGAGAAAGTACAAGCGTGTCAATAACCATATGGGGAGTCGGCCATATAATGCTTAGGTCTATATAGTCACTTAGCTCGCACCACCACTCTAGCGCTGGAATGTCAAAGTTGATGATGTTATGGCCGATAACTACTTCGCCGTCTATCAACCCCAAAAACTTACGAATCTCTGTAGGCCCAAAGGTATGCACCTCGCCAGTCTTGTAGTCCTTAGCGACTGCACAATGCACAGTCGTCATCTTGTCTAGCAATCCGTCCGTTTCGATGTCGATAACGTACATTTTCTTAGTAGTCATATTCAGGAACCTCTGCAACTTCTAGTCTTCCTGTGTTTTGATCCATCTTGATCGCATCACAAGGCCCGGTAAAGCCCCACTCTCGGTTCTTTTTAATGTTGATCCGCATGCGCCCCTTCGCCTCATTCTCTGTCTGCTCTGGCTCAAGGGCTGCGATCCAGAAAGCAAGTTGCTCGAAGCTACCGGAGCCACGGGCCATAGCGGGGTCGATGTACAGCCATTTGGCATCGTTAATCTCGTCATTGACGTAAATCTTTTGGTCAAACCGCTTAATGTGGGCAACCATAATCATTGTGGAGCCTGTGCTGGCGCAGAATGCGGCAACCTCACTCAATACGTTGTCGATCAACTTGCGCTCGTTGTCGCGCTCATCATGCGAAAACAGAATGCTAATGTGATCGAAGATAAACTTCGTGACGCCCTGACTCCGATAATAGCGCAGCAGGTGCATCAGTCGATCAACATCAACACGGCCAGCAGGCCCAAGATCAATAAACCAAGTCCGACCATTGTTAATCAACCTCTCATAGCTGTCTTTAATTTTATCTTGCGGGATGATCTGCGGGTTGAGTCTGTACCGCGGCAGGGGCACATCGTTGTCGATAGCAATCAACCGCTGGGTGGCCTTTTTCAAGTCTTCCTCAAGAAACAGCCATGCTACTTTGTTATCCTCGTTCTTAATTAGCTCATAACCAATCTCTGCCACCCAAGTAGATTTACCTACACCGGGCGGTGCCATAACAATGCCCAACTCGCCGTCCCGAACTCCGCCCAACTTGTCGCTAAATGCTGGGAAACGGTGCAACTTGCTGCCCGGCTTGATCGGCTCCTGAACCATGTCCAGACTGACTTCCGATCCGGGTATGACTAACTCCGGCTGGTATTCCCTAGCTTGGAAGCAAGCGCGGACTAACTGCTTTTCCTTGCCCTGCTTAATGCAATCGTTAGCGTCTTTGCACCCGTCAGGTAACTCGGCAATCTTTAACTTGACTTCGGTGGAGTAGATGTCCGCGAACTTTTCGGCGGCCTCTTTGCCTTGGTCATCGGCATCAAATACCAATAGGACACCCTGAAAGCTAGTGATGTAGTCCCAGACTTCGCGCTTCTCCACGCCTCCGCAACTTGATCCGTTAGGAAGAGATACCACGCTGTAATCTTTTCCTTGGCTTTTGAAAGCCTGCCAGAGAGATACCGCATCTTCTTCACCCTCCGTAATAACTAGAAAGCGGCCACCGGACGGGAAAACCTGCTGCCCAAACAGTCCGTTGTAATCACCGACAATTTCCATGTCCTTTTTGGTCAGTGCGTTCTTGCGCTTCCATCCACCGCCAGTCCCGGCAGGGTAAAAAATCGCTTGCTTGTCCGGCTCGCCCGTCTCTGGCCTGATTGCCTGTCTAACCGAATAGCGCTCCACCGCTTCACGGTTAAGCCCTCGATGCGACAGGTCTGCCAGCGGGTAACCACTTACCTCTTCAATATTCCAAGTTGACACCTTGTGCCTCCGTTGTCTGTTTTCTGCCCTGCCCTCTAACTTAGCCTGACTGACATAACCGCAGTTACTGAAACAATAACCGCCACCGTCATGGTAAATCGCCAAACTATCCGAAGATCCGCAAGACGGACAGGGCTGGCTTGTGCTGGCATATTTACTCACTGGTGTACACCCGCCCATCGTCAAGTATGATCTCTTCGTGTGCGACGCCTGTGAGCCTCTCAGCATCATCTGGAAGCCCGGACACTGCCCTACAGGTCTTGCACAGGTCCTCTGGTTCGTTCGTGACTGGGTGCCTTACCCTTTGCTCTCCCGGAGAGAGTTCTTTGTCACACGCCTTGCAGCGCATTAGATCTCCCCCCGCTTTTTCTGGATAAGCTCATCAAAACTGGTGTCTTCAGCGACTTCGTTCGCGTAATCGTGTGCCGCATCCATCAGAGCGTGACGAACAAGCGTCGATGCGTGAAATTGCTCCGCGTCCGTCTTTGCTCTGATCAAGGCGCCCATGGCTTGCACCAAGGGGCCAACAGCGTCCGTCTCGCCTTCGGTGATGTAATCGAATACCTCCCAGTAGCTTTCCCTTCCGTCCTCTATAGCTTCCACAATTTCGCCAGCCTCGTGCTCTCGCATGGAGTCAAGGTCAGCCATATCGTCTTCGTGGCGCTGATGTTCTGCTGCTGTAATCATGTCAAGGTCTCCTTCAAACTCTTGTTTCACTTTCTGAAACGCAACGCCCCTAGTTTGCGCCTCTCGTTTCATTTCGTCAAGGTGTGCGCCCATGTCAAAACCTCTCGGATATAATTTTATCCACCAAGGGCTGAATTATATCCCGAGCAACGTGACCCGGGCAACCACCCATCTGATCCTCATAGGCCCAGATTCCCGAGAAATAGTGCTCCCGCACCTCATGGACTCCAAGGCTATCAACCGAAAACTCCACCCGAGTTTTAATCAAGCTCCAGTCTACTTCACTCACCTCGGGTTCGGTTCCAAGGGTCAAACCTTCAAGGTCTGAATCACTAAACTTAAAACTATTCACTGTATTTACCTCTCTAGAGTATAGATACTGTTAGTACTATGTAATAGTATAGATAGTGTTAGATAGAATATAGATAGAGAGTATTAACATACTTTTTCTATCTTGTCAAGTCTTTTCTCTAA